TCAGAGGGTTTCATCCTTTTTCTCCTCCTTTCGTGCGGTTGGCTTATCCCCTTCTTCGGATTTGATCTGGAATACCTGTACCACATTACGCAGGGACTGGGGGATCGGTACCCCCATTCTCCCAACGTTCTCAATAATAGACAGCAGCTCATTTGCGAGATAGAAGAAGATCACCGTATTCTGAAAATAATTCATCTCTCCCAGCACCCGGTCCACCAGATGCATCAAGGCGATGATGAGAAAAATGGTCATTTTGCGTGCAATCCCAGTATAACCAATACGGCTGCGCAGCTCGCCGTTCATCCAGGCCGCGCCCCATCCGGTCAACCAATCGATCACCACGAACCACAACAACAGATGCAGCGGCAACGACCATCCGCCCCAGGCGTACCCTGTCACGGCCCCCGTCCCCGCCACCAGCATCTTAAAAAACTGACCGATGTGCTCATACATAATTGTTCCTCCTTTTATATGGTTTTGAAGGTGTGAAAAAGCCCTCGGAGGAGCCGAGGGCTTGGATTGAAGTTATTCATAGTTGCTTTAACAGAGATAAACCATTTGGGCAGTACACCACTTCGCATGCGGATCATGCTTCCGATCGCTGTTGTCCCCGGATTTTCCTGAAAACTTATGGATAGGGTTAAAATCCGTGGACAAAGGCGACCGCTTCGCTTCTCCAGCATGATTCCGCCTTCTCCGTTGTAGTTTCATCTTTAATGAGAGTAACTCAAAGCAGCGTTTAGTATGCCTCGCCAGTGATGACTTCATATTCATCCGAGGTGATTACGCCAAACGCAACATACTGTCTCAATTGAGGCTTCTGCGCCCACTTCTTTTCATAATAGTACTTCAATCTCTCAAAATCGTTTTCGAACATCGTCTCCCGCTCCTTTCGATCAGCTATTTTCAAGTGATAACAACCGTAATTCAAGCCCCACAATTTGAGCGCCCTGCGCCTCATTTTGTTGGCGCAACTCTAGTGCCTGAAGCTCCCGTGCAACCATCTCGGTACCTAAACGATCCATTTCATTGGGTTCAACAGGCTGAGGTTTGGTTAGCTCCTCGATTTCTTCCGGGGTTAGACCTTCGATCCAAAGAGCTGGTTGTGGCGGAGACACCTGAACTGGCATGTCGCCGCGTTGCTCGTCTGGGAGTGCTTGCCACTTCGCATGGGCTTCGTGATATGAATTCTGAGCAGCGCTTACGGCAGATTCGTATGCATTCCAGGCTGCTAGATCAAAGCGTGGGCGGAACAAGCCGGGGGGTACAGGGATGCCGATGATGTAGCCGGAGATATTGGATTCAGGGTCGTTGGGTGACTCACCTTCTGGTTGAGTTACGTTTTCTGTTGTCGTTAGAACATTTGGTATTCCTTGTTCCATGTAGGAATAAAAAGGGACGACACCAGAAAAGGTATCATCCACGAGCGTGTCCTCTAAATAGAGGCCTTCTTTATTTACTTTAGGTACGGCTTTCATGTGATACCTCCTTATTGTTCAGCTAGGTAGGAAATACCTGTAAGACTTATCCAGCTTGTTGTTCCAGAATATCCAGCAGTAATAATTACATCACCATTACTAGCGATTCCCAAGCGACCAAACGACTGCGTAGTCCCATCGCTACTATGAATAATATCAGTTAAAGTTTTTGACGGTATATAACCTCTCGGTAGTCGAAATAAAACAGCAGGTAATGTCGAAGGTCCTCCCTTAACCAAACCCTCAATGTGTACTCTACCATTGGAATCCTTATAGTATCGTGCATTTGCATAAGAAGAACCATAATTAACCCATCCATTAAGTAATGTAGGCTCTATCCAGCCTGGAGAGTCCCTATCAGCTTTTTTATTTAATAAAACAGATAGAGATGTACCACTCTGTGTTAGAGATTTAATTAATTCCTGTAGTATAGTATTCTCATTGGAAGTGAGTGATCCCTCGAACGCACAAATAGGCGATCTTTCTACCATTAAGTATGTTACGGAATAAACTGCTGAAAGATCGAATTCAAAAGACGGACTTAACTGTGCTAATTCCCCGTAAGACGAAGTAGGTGAGAACTTCCATCTAATATCACGAACATTATTTATATAAACAGATAGAATTTGTTTCGCAACATGTTTAAAGCTAGTTGAGCTTGGATTTGCCACAGGATTACCCAAATTCCACCATTTAGCGTTATCTAACGATGCCTTTGAATTTTCGCGTATCACAATTCCCGTTCCAACTTCAACTTGATTAATACCTTTGTAAAAGGTTATCCCCCCTTCATATACAATTGGCTCAACTGATTGTATTTCTAATGGATACACGAGTTGGTACGGTCTCCAATTGGGTGCAATATTTGTCGGACAGACATTTGTGGAGTCCATCCAATAACGTGTACTGACATTAGTACGTCTAACCCAATATTTAATTCCTGTTCCATCATAGAGATTATTTTCTGGATTATCTGGACTACCGTTGATATAATCACCATTAAACATTACCCATCCCATAAAATAAGCTCTAATTTCATCAACTGTGGGTGTATAGTTATCCCCCCATCCACTGTCTTTGTTAGATACGGATAAATACACGTTACCGTCTGGAGATAGTTCTAATGCATCCGCTTCCGTAACTCCCCATAGTCCACCTTCTGTTAATGTTTTCAGAATAGTACCATCAAACTTTATAGCCCTTTCCCTTCCTGTATAAATCCTCCAAGGTTTCAGTCCACTGCATATAAAAAGCTTTCTACCTGGATAGGTAGCAGTATGTTTCCAATTTTGTGTGCCATTCAATTCAACATTCTTCCACTTCGACAGTTTGAAATATTGCCCATCCATTTCATATACTTCATCAGTCTCTACATCTGAGATAGGGTCAGCGTATAAATCTGTCTGGAACGCAAGCATAGCATCTTCTCGTGGTTTAAAGGATTTAATATTGGGACCTAGCGTTAGCATAGGATTCTTAAAAGTAAAAGTTCCTCCAGTAGGTGAATCCTGTGTAACTAAAATTTCCATTCTAGTAGCATTAACTGGCGCTTTTACAGTTTGTCCGTTTTGATTCTTAGGTGTCCAACCTATTTTCTCGCCATTCATACCAATCCATTGTATATTGATATATGCAAATTCAGGATTGCTAGAAGTATAAGAAAGACTGTAAGTTTGTCCTGATATCGCAGGCAGATAAACCCGCCACCCCGCCCCTGATCCTGTATTAGAAAGTGTAACCTCATAGGGTGCGGTTGGAATAAATTTTGAAGAAGTATTGCTCGGTGTGAACTGATAGAACGGTGGAAATAGATTCTCTCCATAACGAATTGCATACGGATTGCGTACAGGCTGAACACTATCTACATAGGGAAATTTCCTTAAGAGATTATCATCCGTATCCATATAATCCTGTTCAGTAATTTCGTAAATGCGTAATGAACTAAGATAAAAAGTTGCAGAATTATCGGAGGAGTTCCAAAAATGAACTCCTAGTCCCCGGCTGTCTCCGATTCCTCGATACACCACTGACTTCCATGATGTATTCACTTCAATATCTTTAACGCTCCCAATTCCTCCCCACAATTCACAGTGTAATATCATGGATGTATCGGCTTTGATGTCCGCCATAATAATATATCTAGTGTTATCCTTATACATATGTGAGCCTATTCTAATAAGATTAGTTTCATCACCTGCATTTCCCTTACCATTTGCAACAACTTTTAAGGCGTTATCCCCCCCTGTTTTGTTAGTAGCATCCAAAGCTATACTGTGATTACCATACGCAGCCATATGCTCAAGAGAGGGAAACCTCCCCAGCCGCCCCAACAAATTCACCAACGTCCGCCCATTAATCCCACTCAACTTAAAAGGCGCGCTCCGCTCCGTGTTCACGATCTGAAGCCCGGGCTGCAGCACGACTTCCCTGCGCTCTTCCGTGTCCAGGCGCTTTTCTAAAGCCCCGATTGCATCACTGCTTTCACCCGCGAACCGATCTACGGCATCCGCGTTCTGATCAATATACTTCTCCAGATCGAAATACGTCGTGGACGGCGAGGTTCGATCGATTTTGTTCAACCCGATATTCGGTGTAACCGGATTCGTCATTTAGGCTCCTCCTCCCAACAATCTGTCTTGTGTCGTTGCTGATATTTCCTCAAACGTCATGCCCTCCACCTCGGCAATGGTAAGATAACGCAGGGCGTAATCGACCGCCATATGGGCGGGTTTGATCTCCTCAATGGCCGATTTCAAGTCGCTTAAATTGGGCGGAATGCCCAGCGTATCTCGAAAATGAATCGTCACTTTATACTCCGCCGGCTGGACGGATACCTCGATGCTGCCTCGCTCATAAGCTTGCGCCACATTTTTGAGCATGCTGGCGGACACCTTGCCGCTTCCCCGCATCTTCGAGATGATAACCGAGCGCCGCTGCTCGATCGGCTTGGAGAGGTTCACCGGAATGTTCAAGTCCTGCTCGAACCGGGATAGCGCCCACGTAGCGGTTTCGGGATAATACTGGTCCACCTGATCCTCCAGTTCCTGCGCTAACTTGTCCAATTCAGCCCCTTCTGCTCCGGCAATGACTTTCATTTCTCGAACATCATGATAATAGGACGGCAGGTAACCCAGCCAGGCTTCGGCTTTACTCATCGGACCGTCACCGTCCCCAGGACAGCCACTGCTTCCGGTTCGATCGGAAGGCTGTCCGTTCCTCCGTTCACGGTCAATACCTCGTAGTCGATGACCGCTGGAATATCCAAGATCACATTGGCGATCCGGTTATACCGGACCAACGGGTCGGACATGGCGAGGTCTTTCAGATACTGGCGCACGCCTTGCTCAATCGCTTCCTGCACACCATCTAAGCCGGCCCCATCGAGCAGCGTAACCTGCACTTCGATATTAACAGGCACTTCAGCCGCTCCAACGACGGTTACGACCGAGCCGACCGGAGCTGCCCCTTCTCCCATTCCATCCATGGTCGGATCAATATGTTGCTGCACCGATTCCACAACGGAAGGCGTCGGCGAACGCATCTCGTTATCCAGCAGCACCACCTTGACGGTGCCCGGACCATCCCATAAAGGAAAAGCCTTAGCCTTTCCAACCCCGGCTTTCTCCCTCGCCCACAGTTCATACTGATTCCGGTTTGCACTGGTCACGGGTCGGGAGATTTTTTCGCGGTATCGGTCATACAACGCTTCGTCCGACTCGGTATCTACGCCAGGTACCCAGAGCTCCATCAGCTCCGCCTTCACCAAGCCTTCTACGTATTCCAGCGGAAGCAGCGAACCGAATCGGCGGTTGCCTTCCTTCCCGCTTGTCTCGCACTCCAGAACAAATTGCCCTGCATCCAATCGGGTGATGACTTTGTAATTCAGCGGATCCAATGAAAAACGGCTCCCTAGAGGCACATCCACCGCGGCACCGTTATTGCCTGAGAAGTGCCCCAAAAGCTGTGCTTTTGTAGACTGCTTCCGGGTCAGCCCTGACCAGGCAATGCTACGATCCAAAAATTCGCCCGATGCCGTCGCGGCAAATTTCAGGTTCATGGAGTACCCCAATTCCACGTACATCTGGGCAAGCTCAGCCGCAGAGGGGGCCAACGCATCGTAGATGATGCTGCCTTCCCTTTTATCCATACCATCCGGGATTCGATCCATCATCCGCTCCAGAATGGCTTCATACGTCTGTTCCTCAACCATCCTCCCTCACCACCTTAGTCATACTGTAAATGCCATACACACTTCGGACCGTAAACTCTGCCATGGCCAACTCGCCCGTAAAAGTAATATTCATATCATCGACCGACAATACGCGATCATCCTGCATCAGCGCTTCCTTGATATGCCGCTCGATTTCAGCATAGGCCCACAGCGGGTCACGGCCAATGACGGAGTCTAGCTCCTGCCCATAGTTGCTGCTGTAGATCAGATGCTCAAATCGGCGAGTCTGAAGGATTTTGACGACAGCCTGTTTAACGGCTTCAAGACCGTCAATGTGACCGGATATCGTCCCTTCCTCCAGGTTCAAGTTATACGTCAGACTAGGCTGCTCCAGTGTTTCCACAATCTCGCTATCCGGTTGCAGCGTTCCTCCCTGCGGAATCATGACGGCTTCACCAACCGATCCAGCACGAGATACGTTTGCCCGCCTTGGTAACGAATGAGCAGCACCGTATCACCGATCTCCAGCCCTTTTCGAATCACATATTCCGCGCCGCCAATGTTCAGCTTGTATTCGGTCATCGACTCTCCGATAACTAAAAAATCCTCCGTCAGGCTGAAACGCTGATCCACGTTCACCTCCAGAGGATGGATTGATGTTACTGTGCCGTACAGCACCGCCATCGGGTTTGTGCTTCCCACGGCGCTGAGACTGGCTTTTTTAATAATATCCAGCATCCCTGCTTACACCACCTTCATATTCAGCGACATCGTGTGCGTACCGTCCGAGAATTTATGCGTACATTCATCGATGAGATACGGCTTCAAGCCTTCATCAGGCAGATTCACATAGATCGTGTTTCCGGCACGGACCCGTAAATCCCCGATAGCCTCAATCGACAACGTTCGCTGCTCCCTGTTCTTCAGCTCCAGCAAATTTTGCGCTAACTGCTTCAACTGAGCGGGATTCATGTTCTCGTCAGCAACCTCGTACAACTGGAGCAGGCCCCACTGGGCAATGTTTTGTCCGTGCTGGTATAGGTAAACATCCCGCTTGCCCGTCTGCTTGTTGTCCCGCACGACTTTGACGCGGTTGTACGTCTCGTTGTCGATGCTTTTTTTATATGAAAAATCCGTCATGAGACTGTCTTCTCCCACCGCAAGCATGAGCAGCATGTCGTTGATGTTGGTCAACCTCAGCTCACCGTACTGGTCGTAAAACATATAGTACTGCTTGGTCGCGATCAGCGTAGAATCCAAGGCCTTGCAGATGATATCAATCAGTTTCTTGTCCGCTTCCAGCATGGCAGGGATGGTATGGCCGGTATCGGCCAACGTCCCTGTTTTCAGATTAAAATCCTTGGCAATCTTGCGAATGATATCCTCCACCTTGGCATTCGTAAACCGGTAGGTGTCGTTGCTGGACAGGTAACGCAGCTGGTCGTAAGCCATCACTTTAACCTGGGCGTCCATGCCCCACTCCTTGGAAAAAACATATCCATAAAACAGATCCTTGTTATCCTTGCGGAAGCGCACAATGTCGCCGTTTTCCACTTCGAATTCCTTGCTCTGCGCAAGACCATTATTCACATAGTTGATATCCAGACTCGCCGGCTTCGCCTGACGGCTTGTTTTCCACGTGATGTCGGTTACGATCTGCCCCAGATCCCACACGCTTCCGTTCTTGCGGTCAATCATCAGTTCAATCATGGCGCCACCTCTTTAGGGAATCTTGAGAACCCGGCCGACGGCCAGCTTCCGGACCTCATGGTCCTTGATTCCGTTCAGTTTTTGGATATCCGCATGACGGAAACCGCTGCCGAGTAGCTTTTGGGCAATGCTCCACAGGGAATCGCCTTTGGCAACCGTATAGGAAGTCGGCTTTTTCCGGTCATCCGGCCTGTCTTTGGTTTTCACCGCAGCGGCTTTTTTGTCCTTAACCGGCACGACTTTACGCGCCCCGTAGAACACATAGCGCTTGAGCGTAATTGAGAACTCGATATCTTCCGGTGAACCGGCCATCGTATTCCAGTTGAAGCTTTCGATGGATGCCGCCATGTTGATGCCAAAAGACTTCCTCGCTCTCACCACATTCTTGCCATCCGTACCGCTCAGCGGATCGGGAACAAGCCCCGTCATGACAAAGCGAACAGGTCGACGGGACTCCATCCAGCCCTTAATGGTATTAACGTATTCAATCGGAAGCTTCAGCTTTTTGTCAGAACCTAGATGTACAAAGGGATACACTCTCCCCGGGAAAAAGCTCTCAAACGAGATCTCCGTCAGCTTCGGATGCAGAATCGCATTTACTTCGCCAAGCCCAGCTACCGTATAGGATTTGCCTTCACCGCTATCCTTGACGTCAAACCGCTCAGGATTCACCGGAAATCGGAAAACTTCCTCCTGGTTATTGAAGCTCAGAAAAAATCCATAATCGCTCATGCTACAAATACACCCCCTCGGCACTGGACACAAACTGCTCCTCCAGCGTCCGGTTAATTCTCGACATGATCGTATCCAGATCAGCTCCGGAATTAATATCTCCCGTCGTCATCTGTACGGTTGGCGTCAGGGTGATCATATTGCTGATCGCATTCACTTCTGCCAAATCGCGCATCACTTTCAGATCCTCGCTCGCCACGTCCACCGAGTTATCCACTTTACCAATGGAATCGATGCTGCCACCCGCAGGGGCTACCGGGATTGGAGCCGTTGGCATGGCGGGCATAGCAGGCATGGACGGGGTCGGGGTTGCTTTTGGAAGAGCAACATCGTACCCGGTTTTCCCCGTGTTGTACTGTTTTAAAATATCCTCGTTGTTCTTGCCCAGGTTCTTATCCGGCATGAATTTATCCTTAAATGTATCCATGGAGAAATCTTCTATGCCTTTCTGTCCGGTGTCTTTGAAATTCGTAAAGTCTGCCTTATACTCAATCTCTGCAATCTGCTTGGTATCCACACCAAGGACCTTTCCAAAAAAGCCCGCTACCGCGTTAACACCCTTAATTATCCCGTTAATAACTGAAATGACAGTATTAACCGTGTTTTGCGCCAGATCGACAATGAAGCCGAATACGTTGCTGAATATCTGCTTAAGGCCCAGCGTCACCACTTTCCAAGCCCCGAATGCGGCCATAGCAGCGATAACTAAAGAAATTAATAGCATAAGAGGATTAGCCTTAACCACCATATTAAATAATCTCATTGCACCTGCCGCTATATTCGTAACCGTAGCCATCACAGTTTGTGCTGCAGTAAACGCGTAAGCCGATATTCTCCCCATGATCATCCCTGCATTTAACATCGCAAAAAAAACACCCGCTAAAGCGATAACAGGAAGCAACCCCATAAATATAGTGACCAGATTCCATATGGTGTTACCGACACCAGCAATCGTAGCTTTAATGAATTCCCAGGCTGGAGGGATCATTTGCGCTACCCACAAAAACCCCTCAGCAATTACGGTTAATCCTATGGATATAGCATCAATAAAAGGCTGGAAAGTCCCGTTTTCAAAAGCTGCATTCAACATATCCAGAATTGGCATGATTGCAGCTAATGCGCCACCCCCCATCTGAACAAAAGAATTGTTGACGGATCCCATTAGCTGCTGCCACTTATTAACAGGCGAATCCAGCATGGCATCCATAGCTTCCTGTGTCATCCCTGATTTTTGCAGCAGTTTGTCCATGGATGAAAGAAATGCAGTAAAATTCCCTTTAGATGATATGATTTCTGCATTAAAGCTTTTAATCTGGGAATCAGGAATATTAAAATCTTTAGCTAGAGAGCTGGTATCGCCACGCATCGCACTCATAATCGCCCCTGTTGCATCTTTTGAACTCTTGCCGTCTGTTGATAGTGTGCTCATTCGATCAGCGAAGCCATTTAATTGCGCAATTTGATCTGAGTTTTTAGTCATTGACATGAACGTTAAAGCATTATTTAACGAATCATTAACATCTAACCCGGTTTTCAATGCATTCTGTTTGACGTTCTCGAATATAGCTGAACCTACCTCGGCATCACCAGTCTTAACTTTAAAGAAGTCTTCCGTTACTTGTTCTTTTGCTGCTGGAATAATCGTCATTTTCGCAACAAAATCGGCCGCTTTATATGCGGATTTTAACAATTTAAAAGTATTCCCAAGCTTACTGGCTTTCTTTTCCCCTTGCTCAATCCGTTCATTAAGCTGCTCTTGTTCTGCTGCTGCCTCAGCAATTTGATCAACAGTTTGTTGAAAGCTGTTTTCAAGCTGTAACAGCTGATTCACGATCATTTCATTAGCCAAATTATTTAAGCGCAGGAGTGCATCCTTTACACTCGCCATTCCTTCACCCCCTTCTTCTACAACCTATCTCCGCTTCCGAACTCGCTCACGCTTCTCCTTCTCCACCCGCATCGAAATCATGGCATAGATGGCGGCCCGTTCCCGGACCGTCATCGCCATGAGCTGGTGAGGAAGGATGTGCAGTTCATGGAGGGCGTAGTACGCATAGTTCGCGTCACCGTCGCCCTCTTTGATTAGTTTTTTACGTCATCCACCAGTTCGTTCATATCCCGGTCAAAACCGTTCAGCGCTTGCACCCGTTCTCCAAGCGCGGCGAACTCACCGGGCAGCAGCATTTTGCGGAGCAGAGATTCTGCACCGAGCACGCCGTAGGATTTTTGCAGCTCGCTGTTTTTCAAATCGGGGTAGATGACGCTCGATACCATCAGTTTCGCCATATAGTCGTTCGGGTCGATTTCCGGCGTGAATACACCGTTCTTGCCCTTAACCTTACGCGTAGCCGCTTTGCGGCACTCCTGGTTTTCTTCCTCCGTGATGCTGCGCAGCTTCCAAGGCACAGGGCTCCCTTCAGCATCCTTAAAACGAACAGAGACCACGAATTCCTCCGTGATCTCCGCAGACGACTGCCCAGCAAAAAACATACTAAAATCGCTCATATCCTTCCTCCTCATTCAATATTAAGTATTAGGCCAATGGGTTAAACGGCGTCTCAATCCGCACATTCTCAAACGTGAAGGCCACTTCTTCCTCCAGCGCCTCCGCTTCGGTGTCGAGAGAAGCCATAATCACGCTGTCGAGGTTGACCCCTTCCAAAATCACTGTCTGACGCCCTGTGGTCGATCCCGGATCCTCATTGCGCACTTCGATCATGAAGTAGGCGTCTTTCCCTGTTTGGATGTATTCCATCATCAGCTCGCGAAACAGTGAGGTCACATAATAAATGGTCATCGTGCCGCTGCCCTTCCAGCCAATGGCTTTGTGCTGTACGGCGCGTTGGCCCATCGTTTTCAGCTCGGCTTTTTCCTTCTCCACCGTAGCTTCCAGTGTTTTAATGTAGAACATTTCCTCCATACGCTCGCCAATCTTGACGAATGCCTTGCCCTCTTGCCCGGAAATCGTGTCGTTCGCCCGCAAAAATGCCATCTTAGACCACCTTCACTTTCATGTATACTTTTTCAATTGCATCGACTGGCTGTACCTTGATATCCACAAACAGCACATCGCCTTCTGTGCCCGGCGTCACCACAATATCCTCGTTCGCATCAAAATTCTGGATGGCCCCGATATTCTGCAGAGATGCAAAATACGCCGCACACTCCGCCCAAAACAGCGTCCGGCCATCTACGTTGTTATCTACCTTCCCGATATAAGACTTCTCAAAAATGAGCTTTAAATCATTCGCAATGCCATCCAGCACGCGGACCACCCGATTTTTAGAAAAATGCCGCGCTTTCGCCTGCTCAATCGAGGTAAAGCTATTAATATCCTGCTCTACCACGGCCTTGCCTCCGCTGTAGCTGAACAGAAACTCACCATTCGTGAGCGCCGCTTCAATCTCCGTATGGCTTAAACGAACATCGGTATCCACCGCTTCATCGTAAGCCGCGTACGTTAGGGATTCGTTAACAGCTGCTGCAGCCGTAGCACCAGTGACCCAAGCAACTGCCTTTACCTTGTCCACGACAGTGCCGTCGGTGAGAACAACGCCATTTTTCACGGAGATGACGCCTTCATAATCCGCAGCCGAATAGTCAGACAGCACAGCTTGAACCTTCTTGCCTTCCTGCTCGCGAATCCGCTTAACGAATGCGGTATACAGGGACTTGAGCGTTGGGTCCGCAGACAACAGACCTACAGTCTGGAAGTCTTGGACCTCAAGCGCAGTAAGGAAGTCCACATGCTCTTGGTTCGTCACGGTGCCGTTAGCGCCGCCAGTCAGAGCAAATCCTGCCGTGGCCGCCATATCGCCGGTATCCGGTGTAAAGGCTACGTACAGGTTCGGCTGCAGTTCGGCTGCACTAGCTACAAGCTGCTTGTCCACAGCTTTGCCGCTCAGCAGCGTGCTGACCACAAACTTGCCGGGATCATCCACCGCGTTCTCAACAACGATCTGGATATCATTCCCACGCTCTCCGCCGTAAAGAGCGGTTACTTTAAGACCGGCAACAGAACCTGCAGCCTGTACACCGCTGTTCAAACGGTACAACAGAAGCGTGCCAGCACGCTTAAGTACTTCTTTTACCGAGAGCAACTGTGGTGCGGTGATATCATAACCCAACACCTCCACCAGATTGGTGCCTGGTTTGATCGTCAGGATTTTATGGGGCTCTCCCCATGAAAGTGATAAGCCCAGTGCCGCAATCCCCCTTTCACCTACGCGCCCGATTGGCTGCTCCTGCGATGAGATTTGGGTGTATACGCCTGGTCTTACTTTGTTGGGTGTTGTCCATGTTCCTCCGGCCATTTAGATGACCTCCTTTTTCAAAAATGTGGTTAATTGGTCTTTCGCTTGCTGAACGGTGTACGTCTTGCCCTCTTCGAGAATGGCGCTCAGCACATCCTTCTCGCGATTACTGAATTGTTTGGATTGTGTCAGCTGAAACTTGTTAAACGCCGGTGCTGTTTCTTTTTTACTCATTTCAATCCGCCTCCCTGTTTCAATGTTTGCATCTTCATTTCGTTCTCATCCTGATCCGTTTTCATCTGAATGACATACTCTGCGCGAAAATATCCTTCTCCCGCTGCCCCATCATTCCCAGTTGGTCGCTCCCACGCCACTGATGAAGCACGGCAAGGTCGACCTTCGACTTCAAGGTATGTTAAGGTCTCCAGCATCTGGTCCATGATCATTGCTACCGGCTTCTCAGGAACCGGAACGTAATATATCTTGAAACGAAAACGAGCCGTATATCGATTGGTCGATATCGGCTCGAACTCGGCTAGGGTTAGCTCGGTTTGGAAGTATGGAGCTGGTGGCAGTGGAGCGGCATTCTCTTTGATGATGAGGGGGATGTCGGGGAAGGAGCTGGATAGTTGGGATGCTAGGGCATCGCGTATGTGTTGGGTGGCCATGGGCCTACCTCCCTCTTGAATTAATATTTATATTTCGCGCCAAGCAAAAGAGCCATCGCCCAACCTTTTGCACACATACAGCTTATCCTCTTCCCCGTAACCATCCTGTCGGAGAATCATCCCCCTTGTTTCCCAAGTAGCAGAAAACTGACCTGTGAAGAAACCATGTACATTGCTCATTCAAATTTCCTCCTTTTATTGGTTAGAGAAAAATTTAAGTGCGGAACTATTGCATTTCATAAACTAAAAAACCGATTCAGTGTCTCCCCTTTGAATTCGGCTCTCAAATCATTATATTCTTTTCGAATTTCTTGAGGGATGCTGTCTTCTTCTCTACGCAAAGCGTTTACAAGATCAAGATAAACTCTTGCTATCGCTCGATAATCCACTTTCAATTACCTCCTTTCAATTGCATTTCGAAAAGTAAGGCAATGGCTTCTTTATTAACCAAATCAGCTGCTTTAAGATTAATAATCTCTTCTGTCAGAGGTCTCTGATACATTGGTGAATCTTCCGATTCCGGTTTGTTTGGATCGTTATAAAAAAATTCAATTAAGCCGGTATGCGGATTAAATCGCCATTCCTTTGCTCGTTTGAAATCTTCGGCGTATTGTCCTGGTTCGAATGTCGTCATCTCAATTGCATCCGGATCATACTGACTTAACTCGACATAGACCGCGAAATCCTCTTCTTTTGTTGATTCAATTCCGGCGGACATCTCACCACGCTGCGCTACGATATTCCCAGTAGACTTTACCCAAAAGAAACGTCTGCCGAGCGGTTCAATTACCTTCATACAATTTCCTCCTTATACGCCGAATACAATATACGCTGTTCCGTTTGGAGAGACCGTTCCTCTAATGCCGTCAAAACTTACAGAATTTGCGCCGAATACGACGTTTGTTAGCTCCTGAATATTGCGCTCAATCTCATAGCCCCCACTATACAAAAATGAAGGTAGACTGAAGCCAATTATATTAGTTCCTCCAGTGTTATAGGCGATGCCGTAACCACTTGCGCGAGCTTGATACCCAGAGTTGTTAAACGTCTCAGCCCGCCCATACACTACTAATATCTGCGGTTTAAACGGCAAGTTCGTTATTGTCCTCGCCCCTGTCGAGAACGCCGTATTTCCGGTCGCCACTTGTATTCCCGTTTTAATTTGTATAATCTTACTCGCTAAAACCGTAAACTCGTCGCTTCCTGATGCTGGTATTCCTTTGCCGCTAATGGCGGAAGCGATCGCCTGTTTCCCGTTAGCGACAGAGGTAAAAAGATCTTGGGTCCACGCAGTCCACCCGGAATCAGTCCGTCTCCGCATGTAAAAGCGATCAGCGTGTAGATCGTAAATTTTTTGTAAAACCCATGTCTCGGCATGTCGGATAACTTCGACGTAACCCCAGCCACTAGACAAGGCAGGAGCATTTATCATGCCGTTCCCTTTATAAAACCCAGTCAGCAGGATATTGTTTAAGTTCTGACCTGATATATCGATTGCAGTCCCATCATCAGCGGAGACTTTATGTTTCTGCCATGGCTTTGCATCGATGTAGGACTTGGCGTTGTTTTCAGCCGCATTAGCCTTGGATTGAGCACCTGCCGGAGTCTCTGCCGCTTCTGCCTTTACTTGTGCCGCTGCAGCTGCTGCTACACCCTCACTGCCTTTATCATAAGCCGCCTTCACCGCCTTCTCCGTTGCCGCCACATTCTCCCGCACCCCATTCGTGGCACTGGACAACTGCACGATCCCCTTTTGAGTCAAAGATGCATCCGGAATTTCCACATCAATATTCCCCAGATCCTCTCTGACCTGCCCCACAGCCTCATCAATCTTATCCCAGTTCTCATTCAGCATCGTCTCGATGTTAAAGGTCTCATTGCCATCCACCATCGGGTCTTTCTTTAATAGTCCTAAATTCGGTGTGTTACTGGACAACTCAAACACCTCCTGCAAATTTGTTTAACGGCGTCTGCCCCATCTCGCCCAATGTCATCACGTCATGAATATTGCGTATGAGCAAGTAGTTGAACGCATACGCCACCACCAGATGCGCCGGCTTGATCTCCTCGATCGCAGACTTCAAATCCTCCAGATTCGGCGGAATGCCGAGCGTATCCACGAATTTAACCGTAAAGCCCCATTCCTCGGGCTGAAAAGATACCTCGACCGTGCCGCCGTCGTAAGCTTCAGCCACGTTTTTCACGAGCGCACCGGAGAAGGTTCCCGCTCCGCGCAGCTTGGACTCCAGCACCGCCCGCCGCTGATCGATCGGCTTGTTTCGGTCGGTTGGAATGCCAAGCTCCATCTCCCAGCGTTCCAGGCCCCAGGTTGCTGTACGGACAAAGAACTGGTCTGCAGCTGAGTTCAGTGCCTGGTATAGCGCGTCCAACTCGCTGCCCTTGGCATCCATATCGGATTGCATGACACGGGAGGTCTCATAATAGGCCGGTAGATAAGAAAACAGCTCGCGACCGCGCAAGCTGTTCATTCGGGTACTATTCACTTACGCTCACCGTCCCGAGCACCGCTACCTGACCGGAGCCAATTTCGATATTTTGCTGCTCGGTATGGCCGTTAATCGTCAAATCCGAGTAATCGATAATAATCGGGATATCCAGCAGTACAGCGGCAATACGCGTGTACCTTACCAAAGGATCCTTCCGGTTAAAAGCGATCTGCTGTAAATACGTCCGAACGCCGTCCTCGATCAGCTTCCGGATTTCGTCCATCGTCGAAGGCAACTCCTGCGTGCGCTGCACTTTGACGGAGATATCAATCGCCACTTCCGCCGCAGGCATCACCGTGATAACAGGACCGGCCGGGGCAACGCCTTCACCCTGTCCATCCTGGGACGGGTCAATGTACTGCTGAACGGCATCCACGATATCCGGGCTTGCCGCACGCTTGCCCGTATCTATGAGATACAGCCCAACGGTACCGGGTCCTTTCCACAACGGCACTACTTCCACGCCGCCAACACCCGCAATCTCATTGGCCCACTGCATGTACTGTGCTTTGTTGCCGCTCGTTCCCTGACTACGGACTTTGGCGTAAAAACGCTCCAGGAGCGACTGATCGCTTTCGGTATCCGTCCCGCTCCGCGTAGGCTCCAGGTTCGTAACCGATGTTACGCCGCTGATAGATGTCATCATGAGCTGAATGACGCCTGCGGGAACATTGCCATTACTGCCCGGCATGACGGCTCGAATCGGCGCCGTGCCGGTACCCAAGTCACTCAGCGTAACGCCTGATGTGGTCACATACTCCACTGAAGATTCTCCGGAGCCCTCATCGGCTGGCGTAGCCACATAGGTTCCGGCAGGCACGGTCGTCCCCGGCTTCCCCGTAAACACAACGCTGCCGGACGATGCGACCGCTTCCCGCCGGGTAATCCCATGCTCTGCCGTCCTCAGATCGAGTTCGGCGGAACGGATATCCGGACGATCGCTTGCCACGGTGCTTGCAAAGCCTCGGCGCAGCAGCTCCTGTGCCCACAAGGCGGCTTCGGACAGCATAAACGCGACCGGCGCATGCGCATCCCAAATAAAAGAACCTTCCGACTTGTCGATGTCCGAAGGCACTTTGTTCAGCATGCGGTTCATAATGTTCTCTTCCGTCTGATCCAACAAATACAACGGCAAATCTGCCATCAGATCACCACGCTTTCTATAATTTCCGTCTCATCCCGGATACTCGTAATGCGGCAGCTGAAACGGCAAACTTCTCCTTCCCAGGCAAAAAGGAATTGATCCACACTCTCCGTCCGAGCGTCCGCCAGCAGTGTCTCGGTCACCATGCGCTGAATCTCGCTCTCTTGCAGAGATCGGTCATAGCCTTTGCCGACCAGTTCCTCCAACTCGCTGCCGTAATCACGCGTATAGATCAAATGGCGGTAACGCGGCGTACGGATCGCTTTTTCGCACCAAATGACCCAGGCTTCCTTCTCGTCCGCAACCGGAATCTTCCGGGTCGGGGACATCACGAACTCGCCAGCTTCAAAATCATACCGCCAGCTCCGTCCAAAAACAGCCCCGTCTCCTTCCAGTACCTCCGGATCGGTCGCATCCGTCCAAACCATGTCCTCGTTCTCCGGGAATAAATTAGCCACCAATGCTCACCACCTTGCATACAACCACCACGTCGTTACCGCTGTTGACCCGAACGGCGAGCACGCGGTCTCCCGGTTTCAAACCTTTTCCCAATTCAAAAAGGGTATCTTCAACTTCGTTCTCTTCGGCATCAAATGTCATATCCTGATGCTGGCCGCCCCCCAAAGTCACGGTGCCCTTTGCCGTATAACGGGGCAAGGACAGCATTCCCGGCAGCTCCGCTACCATATAGTCCTGCAGCTCATGCTTGAAATCATCCAGCTTGAGTCCCGTCGAGGTTATCGTGCCGAGTACGGCCCCTACGCCGCCCATGGCTTGACGGGTTTGCTTGTTCATTGAGGCGTATAAGGAGGACGCCAATTGTCCATAGGGGTCTTTATTCAAGGTAAAACCTCCTTTTTACATCGTCATAACTCCCCAGCTCCAGCATCATGCTTCCGGGACTGCCCAGCTCCCGACTGACGGAAATCACAAGCAGCTTCATCGAGCCCAGCATGACCGCATCTCCGGCACGGATCGTATTGACATCGGGTGCATTCAGGGAGATGGTCTCCCGAATCCCCCTCAGTTTGCTCCGGGCCAGCTGGCGGGCGGCCGCAGGCGACTTCACTTCATCGTCCTGAATAATAGCCTGGAGCTGGCCGTATTTGGCAATATCCTTCTCCTCGATGGCCATCACCTTGGAAGGAACCTCTTTTCCGGTCTCGCTTGCGGCTGTCGCCAGCACCTTGACCTTGGTCGCCGCACCCTCCAACGTCCGCGATTGCGTAGTATCCGTGATGGCCTCCAGGATGTAGACATCTTTGTTCGTTCCTAACTCATACAGCTCAAGCCCTGAAGAGATCATCCGCGGATGATACAGCTTCCCGCCGGCTTTGGCCGTCTCCCGCAGATCAGCGAACATGCTCGCATAAATCGACTGCGTCCGGTAAACGGAACGCCCCAGCTGCTTCTCGGTATCGGGCAAAACCGCAATTTTCAGGTTCCAGTCCGCCGCGTACTTTTTGAATCGCTGGGTAGCGGTCTGCTTCGCCGGGAACAGATATTCATCCTCCGATTTGTCCAGATAAACCGTCCGATCGTACAATGTAAGGGTCATCCGCTTCACCCCGTTATTCGAGGTTTCCACTTCCCACACGACAGCCGGGTGCAGCAGGGGAACATAATCCTTTTTACCATAAGGTATCCCGCTGATCCGGATCGCCATTCCCGGCGAGATTGGCGGCATATCCTGCGTTACGACCAGATTGACCGTTCCTTGATAAGCGACTTGTTCAAGCGAATCCCGTAGACTGATAGCTTCCACCAAAGGAGATAAATCGTATTGATCCTGCAAAATCACCTTGTAACTCATGACAGCACCAGCTTCTGACCAGGCTTGATGGTGTTCGGATCTTTACCGATCATTTTCTGATTCAGCTTGTAGATCTGGTTCCATTTCGAGCTGTCCCCGAGCTCCAGCTTGGCGATTTTGGAGAGTGAGTCCCCTGACTTCACGATGTACGTCTTGTTCTTTTCCTTCATGTCGGCCCGGGGCTTTTTATTCGTTCCAGATGCCCCGCTGCTGCCAGCCGTTTTGGCCACCTTCATGTCGCTCCATGTCCGAAGCGTGATGTCAAAATACACATCCCCGATCTCCCCGCCACGAAACGTGGACTGATGGGAGGCGATGTACACCGGCACGTTCACCGCCGTCTCGGTAATGACGAATTGCAGCGGCGTTTTATACGTCAAAAACTCGTTAAGTTTATTCATCGCGGTTTGCGGTTTAATATGATCTTTCTCTTCTCCTTTGCAATAAGCTGCATCATACTCTTGTGGGAAAAATGAAGAGAACGATATCTCCTTGATCCGATGGCCTTGCGGAAAATCAAATTCCCCAAAGTTGAGAATCGTAGCCGTTTCCAGTCCCTTTTGGCGTGAAATGGTCACCTCTTCGGGATTGACCGGGAACAGGAATGTCATGCCTTTTCCGTTCTTCAAAAGAAACTCCACCTTGGTCCCCTCCTTTCTGTATGGATGCCTTCGGACCGACTTCAGGCCTGCTGGTAACCATCATCTTCAATAGGCCATCGGAGTCGGCTTCCGGTTCTGCGCCGCTTTGCTGAATTCGGCTCTCAGCCGCTGACCGATCAGAAGGATCAATCCTTCCACATCGATCGGGTGTTCCTCATGCACCGTAACCTGGACCGCGCCTGGGGGAAGATTGTAATTCACGGTTGTCTCCGTTTTGAAATCCATCAGCAAGCCGGATATCGTGCTCATCTGCTCCGGGCTGATCTGAACAGATTGCGGGGAGGTTGGCTTCCCTGCAAAAGCTTGGTTTTGTGCTGCACTCGCTGGTGGCCCAAAAGTACTCATGCTTGTAGCATGGGTAGGCGGGACATACGGGCCGTACGGGTTCAAAGCTGGATTCGGCAGCAGCGGCTTGCTAAAATCAGCCGGCGCTGGTTTCGGAATGATGGGAGCCGGAAGGGCAGCCGCACTTGAGGGTGGTGCCTTCGGAACATCCTTCGGTTGAGCAGCTTCCTTGTCTTTTTTCCCGAAGGAAAACGTATTGGAGAACCACTTCGATACCTTCTCCTTACCTTCTTTGAACTTGTCACCAATACCGGAAATTGCGCCGCCAACCTTCTTGCCAATAAAACTTCCTACGGTGCCGCCGAGCGTTGAGCCGATCATCGTACCTGCAACTGGGATCACGGAGCCAACGATGCCGCCGATCGTGCTTCCGATACCTCCGCCGACGGTGGAGCCTATGGCTTGGTTTCGTTCTTTCCCAGGCTTGGCTGAGGCAATTGCTGTCGCATCGGCTATATAACTCAATGGGCCGAGGACCCGTTTGCCAAGCCCTTTCATCAAGCCGGAGCCTAGGCCGCTTTTGCCGGCATTTTTTGCTGCACTAGCTCCAGCGCTACCGTCAGCTGCCTGTTTTACTGCATCTGACCCTGCACCGGACTTGGCAGCGCTCGCCGAGCCTCCGGATACGATGCCGCTGGCACCGCCGCCGCCAAATATACCCTTGGTAATATCCAAAACACCCTTAATTGATTTCACTGCACCAGATCCCGTATTGCCAGCGGTTTCTATAACGTCTCCCAATGTTTCTGCCTTCATAAAACGCTTACCCCATTTGGTTAGTGGCTTTTCTCCTTGGCTACTCGGGGTCGCGGCAGCCTGGTTTTGACTGGAATTGGATCCACGGCCGCCCCCCCTTCTGACCCCATTGGGCCTAGGTGCCGCCCTAGGGGCAGGTTCAGGGGCAGGTTGATCTTTACCCCATGCTTCGCGCATCTTTGTTCCTTTACCATATAGTTGGCCTCCATTTTTCATAGTGGAGCCAATCGCGGTTATAGTACCAAAAACATTCAGAGCCGTATCCCATCCAGATTTTTTACCGCTCCCACCGCCTCCAAGCTGAAGCGACCCAAGCGCAGCCGTAAGCTTATCCACCGCAGTCGTATTCGCTGTCAGCGCAGCGATCATCGGAGAAAAATCAAGCCCTGCCGCCCGCAAATCCACCTGAACGCTCGCCTCGATCTGCTTCTGCACGCTCAGGTTTAGATTCGTATCAATCTGCTTCTGCACATTCAGCTTCACATTCGCTGAAGCTTGGATGACTTGGGACTTCACCCGCTGGATTTTGCCAAGCAGGTTGTCCAGCCCCTTCGAGGCGCTGTCCTTCAGCACGATTTCAGGTGCCATGCGGGTACGTCCGATTCGCATGACACGTCCCTGGATCCGCTCAAAATAACGCTCCATCGCCCGCAGCTCGCGGTTGGCCTTGATCACGTTTTTCGGATCGATGACCAGATTCATACGATAGTTCATGGCTTCAGCCATTTCATTTCACCTCCTGTTCACTTCAAACTCTGACCGGCCATGCCCTCGATCTCCTCCTGGGAGAAAGCGAGCAGCAGCAGGCGCTCGCCTCGCGGGAGCCGCCAAAAATCTCCGGGACGAAGGTGATGCCGGACCCACAGATGATACAGCATCGTCGTCATTCCCCCGGAGCCGATCAGTTTTTTAGGTCAGCAATCTCAACTCCGAAGCCGGACAGCTCCAGCACTTTATCGCCTACGGCATCCAGCTCTCCGGCCAGCAGCATGCGGCGAACCGCCTGCTCTCCGCCCGACAGCTTCAAGCGGCTTGTAATCCGCGGATCGCCCCAGCCGCTCAGCGTCAAACCCTTCACCGACAGACTGCTCGTGGCCTCGGAAATTAGCAACGCATTAAACGTCTCCGTATCCACCTTCTCATCCACCGCACCCTTTATCGTACGGCGAACGGTACATCTCTCGCGGATGCTGTCGACCTTGCTTGAAGTCAAACCCTGCAGCACCATCTTCATATCCAAACGCTTAATACGTACCGTTTCCTCCGGCAGCTTCTCGGCTGCCTCAAACAGACTGTCCAAAATTTGCTCTTCGCTCATGTTCTCATGCAAGCTCATGCGTATATCTCCTTTACTCATAAAATAATAGATTTCATCTTCCTATTGCAGGGCGACGCTCGCCCGAATCAGGCATTCCTTACCGGGCGAACCCCCGCTTTACGCCGCACTTGACCTTGATAATAAGAAACCTCTTAATTCCCCTGAATCGGATCCAACAGCTCGTACCCCTCAAAGGTAAACGAGGTTTCCTCCTGCACTTCCTCGCCGGCCGTCCAGTTGGCCAGCTGGATTTTGTCCGGCATGCAGCGGATCAGACGAACACGCTCATGGCCGTAGGATTCGGGATCATCCAGCTTGGAGATGATATCGAATTTGGTGAAGCCGCGGGAGATCATATCGGAAGTAACCTTGTAACCAGTCATCGTGCCGGTTCCTTTTTTGCTGCCGTTTTTGTGTACCGTCCAGTCGTTGCCGACCAGCTTCAGCTCGCGTTTCTCCAATTCCACGCTGGCTTCCAGCTTGTTAATGTGTGTCTGCCAAACCCCGTCAATGTACGCCTGGCCGTATGTCCCCATAATGACTCTTGAAGCATCCAACATGTTAAATTCCTCCTCGATTTCTTTTCAGTTTTTTCTTAAAAAAAGCCCTCTTCGGGCAGTCCGTCTCATCTTAAATACGCTGATTGCCGTACTCGTTATTGCACGTAAAATGTACCGAGCAACTGCTCCATCACATCGGTCAGCTTCACGTTCCACTGCAGGAAGACCTGATCCGGCTCCGGCGTGTTCACGGCAGAATCGCCATAGTACGCTGGATCGAGAATGACGTCATAGCCGTCCGGCTCGATGACATTGCTCATCGACAACGAAGCGAGATATTCCTTTACGGCACCGATCAGCGCCAGACGGCCTTCCTCCGTATTGTTCACCTTGCCGATGTAAGTCTGCTCTGCAGCCAGCTGCAAATCCGCATGGATCGCGTCCATCACGCGGATGGAACGGATTTTTTTCCAGGCATTGTTTTGGCCTTCAGCCGGATTCACCAACGTGTTAATACCGCGCAGCGCCTTCACCTGACGTCCGTCGTAGAAAAGCACGAATACGCCATTGCGTACGGCCTGCTCCTGCTCGGAACGCGTCCAGCGGCGGGTCACATCCTCGAATGGCGTTACCGCATATGTAGCGGATTGATTCAAGCGTTGACCCGCAATAAGCCCGGCAACATAAGCAGCCGTCAGGGCAGAACTGTAGTTCACGCCGGACAGACGCACGCCCGTACCTACATTGATAATCCCTTCATGGTTCAATGCAAGCGAACGGGCCGCCGCCAGTTTGGCTGCATCCTTGGAGGTATCGTCCGCAGCGCTTCCGCCGAATACGGCCATCACGCCGCGTCCTTCTTGTCGAAGACGCTTCACCCAGGCCGCAAAGCTCTGCAGCAAAGCCATATCCGCAGCATAATCCAGGGCAAGTACGTTGAATTCCTGGCCTTCGACCGCATCCTGCATTTCGATATAATCTGCATTCGTCAGGCCGCCGTTGCCGCTCTTGCCTCCGGACAGCACAGCTCCGTTCACATCAGCAGGAACGCCGGCCTCCTCTAGTGCAGTAGCCGTTACCCAGAGATTCTCATCGTCTTCATTGATCTGCGCCGCAATCGACGCTGCTGTCCCGTCCAGGCTTGTATAGGTGCCAAGCAGCTTGGCGCCTTCATAGAGGCGAAGCTCGCGTGCAGTCGGGTCGATCAGCGATGGCTGCACGGTTACGGAAAAGCCGTTGCCACGACTGCCCGGATATTTCGCCTGCAGCTTCAGCACGTCCGAAGGCGTAGCTTCCTCATTTTGCAGCGTTACGCTAGCCGCTGCCGCGGTGTTATCTGCCAGGCGATAAGCCAGCAGTTTCTTCGGCCCGCCAAGCAAGGCCAGATAAAGCGTTTCGTAAGCCGTAGCTCCATCCTGGCTATCCGCGGAATACAGCTCGGAAATCGCGAACTCGCTGCCGATTTCCACGAACTCGCGCATCGGCCCCCAGTTGGCTTTAACCGGTACGACAACCGTACCGCGGGATCCGCCTTGGATAGCCGACGCGGCGGCCGCCTTGAAATTCATATACAAACCCGGAAGTACCGGTTTATTTGTGCTTTCCCATGTTCCACCTGCCATGATTAGTCCACCTTCGCTTTCATAAATTGTTGGATTCTTTCTTTGACTTCGGTTACCGTGAACAGCTCTCCGTCTGCCCCATACATGGCACCCGCGAGCACTTCCGCCCGAACCTCGAACAGTTCCTTGGCGTGTGTTACGAGTTCATCTAGCGCATATCGCGGAGCGCTGATACTGCGGGCTTCTGTCTTGAGTGTTTTTTTTACAGCCATTGTGACCACCTCACTTTAAAATTGGATGTACGTTAATGCGCCTGATCAATGCAGCTTCCTCAGGTGAACGCATCTTCCGGTGCACCAGAGTCAGCTTCAGCTGCCCGTCCAGAATGGGATCGGCCTGCATATCGGAGGAAATCTCCGCAACGGATAAATAGCGGCGATTCTGTGAATCCAGCATCAGCTGGACCTGGGTACCAAGCTCCTCCACCAGCCTTGCAGCCGTGAGCTGCTCGTCCGCGGAATCAAGGGCGGCAATATGCCCGGTAAAGGTTTTGCGAACCTCGAACATCGAAGCTCCCGCCATCTTGGTCTCGCAGCCCGTCATCCGCCATAATACGGCGTGATCTTCCCGTCCTGCCGGCCATGCCGAATGATAGATTCTCCAAGGATCACCCAGTACTTCTCCTGTCCAAGCTGTCAAGGTATGCAGCCACTCGTCGGGTTGTCCGGTCGAACCGGCCCCGGATGCCTGAGGCACATAGACGCCGAATCGCATGATCCGGATCATTTTGCCTGAAACAGAATCGAACTTGTCGGCTTCCGGCACACCCAAATAATGAAGCTTGAATGCTTTCCCATCGGCTCCGATCACCCGCTTGCGATGTAGTCCCGGGATTAGAAGCTCCACCCAGCGATCCAACTGATGCAATTCGGAACGATCCGCATACAGCTTCAATCGCACCACCTGCCGGTATCCTGCCCATGAAGATTTCCAAACGTCCTCTCCCAGCGTCATGACGCCATAAAAAGGCTCGCTAACCCCATCCGGCGGATGTACGTCATATATTCGGCCTTCAAGCTCAGGTACGATAGCTAGAGCGACCTGCTTGATCGCCCCTCTCATTCCGCAGATGGCCGGGTGGCTTCCGGTCGGTTATGGGATAGCCAGCTTCTTGCGGCGCTCACATGCTTGCGCAACACGGCCCCCTCCTTTCCTTCATATATAGAGAATCGAAAACGAAGCAATCGAAGCCTAAGGCCGCAGCAAAAAACCGGTCCTTCATAAGGCCGGCTCACATCTACACTGTGTGTGTTCGGTATGCTCTGTTTAACTTCATTTCCGATAATACAATCTTACACCCCTAAATTGGATGCGCTGACGTCTTATGGGACGGATAATGCGGAACTAAAAGTGGAATGTTGGCGGAAAATAGTACGAATCTATGTTCGTATTTATTGCTGTTTTCCCCATTTCATTTTAGGTTCTGCCTCATGGTGCGGTATCTTCATCTTGAAATAGAAAAAACCGGAGGGCCTCATTGAGGTCCTCCGGTTTAGACTCGGTTTAATTATCCATCTCGGCATTATCAGTTCATTTTACTCTTTGCGGACTTGTCCAACTCTTGCAGCTTCAGCAGCCCCCTGTCTGCTAAAGCCAGCGCCAGTTTATAGAAGGCCCGGGTGCGGATCTTGGTATACGTATCCTTGCTGACCGGCGGTTCGAGGATATGGTTGTACACCTTGTAATCGAATACGTCGTCCTGCTTCATATAACGTTCCCGAATCAAAGTCTGTTCCCTCTCGCCAAGCCGTTCCACGATTGACTCGATGATCTCGCAATACTGCTTCCTGGCCGCAGGCATATCTACATTATATATGGCAACCGATGCCGTTTGGTCCGAGGTGACGTTGGTCGGTCCATGAAATCGTTCCGTGTAGGATGCCGTGACGCTCGCCTCCCTGACTTCGAATGTAATGGTTTTATAGATACGATATTTCTCGAATATCGCTTCAACAGCACTTTGGGTCTTTCTGCGATCCAATTCCGGTAAAAATGGATTCATTCGAAAAACACTCCCTTTTGATTGTCATTGTCGAGGTTTGCTTTGCCATTTGGCAGAAGTTAGTCTCACCTTAAGTGTTCGCATTTTGTTCGTATTTTTCATTAATATACCACTATTTGGAGACCCACGTAAACCTTCAAAAGGGTGAACTATTCACGAGAATTTGGAGCGTACCTTTCATATTCTTGCCTTTTGGCAATAATGCTCTCTTTTGTTTTACCTGTTGGCAAAGGTAGGGGATGTGTTTATACTATAAGTAGATGTTTCAGATGGACTATGGTGAGGAGTGGCCGGAACGTGGATCACATATTTGGATCATACTTGAAAGAGATGAGGGAGAACAAAGGCTGGAGCATCAATCAGCTGGCCCAAGCCGCCGATATCAGCGGATCGCAAATCTCCCGGATCGAGAATGGGCTAAGGGGCATCCCCAAGCCGCAAACACTTCGCAAAATGGCAGAGGCACTCGAAGTTCCCTATGAAGAGCTGATGAATAAAGCAGGTTATCTGCAGCAGGATGCTGCCAAGCACGAGAATATCTCGGCTCCCGCTTGGGCAACCTCCAGGGATAAACGGGATTTCAAGAAAATGCTTGAGGATGACGGTGAGCTCATGTTTGACGGCGTCCCTCTGAACGAGGAGGACAAGCAGCGCATCAAGGACGTTCTGACCGGACTGTTCTGGGAAGCCAAGCAAATGAACAAACGCAAGAAATAAATCTACATGGATAAGGAGATACATACCGATTACAACGATTCAACCAATCCCAATATTGCAGGTGAACCGGCATGGATGATCATTTACAACCCTTAATCCGTCAGCTGATCAAAAAACATCATACCAACTGCCCTTTTGAAATCGCGACTTCCTTGGGCATACATATTCGATTCGCAGATTTAGGCCAAACGACCAAAGGGCTGTATTTCCGTAAGCTGAGGCGGAGATTCATCGTCATCCACAATCAGCTGCCGTCGCCATGGCAGCGCTTCGTATGCGCGCATGAGCTCGGGCATGACCGGCTCCATAAGGGAATCAGCCGCTTTTTTCTGGAGGAGCATTCTTATTTCAGTCCGGGCAAGCTGGAGCGGCAAGCGAACCGCTTTGCCATTGCCCTATTGACGGCGGGGTTGGCTCCCGGACCGGGCGAGTCCTTACACGAGTTCTATCTACGAGCTGGCATTCCACAAGAAATGCTATATTTTTTTAGATTTTAA